GTGCCGTTCACAACGGTATCAGCCTGCGTGTTGTTCGTCAGTACGACATCAACAACGACCGTATGCCTTGCCGTGTTGACGTTTTGTATGGTTTCAACACCATCCGTCCACAAATGGCTTGCCGCATTTTCGGCTAAATCGAACCGGGGGCTTCGGCCCCTGCTTTCAAACCACTTTAAAAGGAAATTATCATGGCACTCCCAAACGGCGCAGGCGGTTACCAAGTTGGTGACGGCAATCTTGGCGAAATCAGTTTTTCCAACACCAGCGCACCCGTTGCATTGACTGGCGCGGCTGTCACCATCACAGCAGACAATTTGGCTGCTGGTGTGTGTACCATGGACTCAGGCGGCACAGACGCTGGAGCCTATGTATTCCCCACAGGCGCATTGCTTGACGCTGCGTTCCCTAGCCTTAAAGTTGGCTCAACATTTGACTGCGCTTTCATCAACCTTGGTGACAATGCAGCAAACGATGTGGTCTTCACCGCTGGCACGGGCAACACCCTTGTTGGTAACGACACGATCCAAGATTCGCTGACCAAAACCAGCAACACATCTGGTACGTTCCGTTTCCGCAAAACAGGTGACGCAGCGTACTCAATCTATCGCGTTGCTTAATTCTTGAGCAACTGGTAAAACGGGGCTTCGGCCCCGTTTTCACATGGAGATTTGAATGAACATTGTCCTCGTACACCCTGAGTTTGGTGCCAAAGTTGCTACCAACGAGGCTGAAATTGAGATGGATGAAAAAAACGGCTGGACACGGTACAATCCTGACACACCTGTCGAGGTGGCATCTGAGCCGGTAGTCGAAGCGCCAAAACGCAAGTACACTCGCAAAGTGACCGATCAACCTGTCGAACAGCCCAACGAAGTCCCATCGTTTTTGACTTCGGCAAGCGACGAATCCGAAGGGAAATAACATGGCTTATACCGCGGGCGACCAGATCAACCGAGCACTCAGGCTGCTTGGTATTCTTGCCGAAGGTGAAACGGCGTCAGCGGCTACCAGTCAGGATGCCTTGACTGCAATGAACCAGATGATCGACTCGTGGAACACCGAGCGTCTGTCTGTGTTCTGCACCCAAGACCAAGTGTTCAACTGGCCCGTGGGCCAGATTAAACAGACCCTTGGCCCCTCTGGTGACTTTGTGGGCAACCGCCCAATCCAGCTTGATGATGGCACCTACTTCCGTGCCCCCAGTGGCGTGTCGTATGGCATCAAAATCATCAACCAAGACCAGTACAACGGGATTGCTGTCAAGACATCGACATCGACCTTCCCGCAGGTGATCTTCATCAACAACACGTTCCCCAACGTGGAGATGTACATCTACCCCCGGCCAACGCAGTTGCTGGAGTGGCACTTCATCTCGGTGCAAGAATTGACACAACCTGCCTTGCTGGCAACCGAGTTGTTCTTTCCCCCAGGTTACATGCGGGCCTTTGCCTACAACTTGGCAATGGAGATTGCACCTGAGTTTGGCGTGGAGCCAAGCCCGCAGGTGCAGCGCATCGCCATGACCAGCAAGCGCAACCTCAAGCGCATTAACAACCCATACGATGTGATGTCCATGCCCTACGCACTGGTGTCAAATCGTCAGCGTTTCAACATCTACGCTGGAAACTACTGATGAAGACGCCCATCCTCGGTTCATCCTACGTCACCCGCAGCATCAACGCTGCGGATGCCCGCATGGTCAACCTGTTCCCCGAGGTCATCCCCGAGGGTGGACTAGAGCCTGCGTTTCTGAACCGTGCGCCAGGGCTGCGCCTGCTGGCGTCAATCGGCAACGGTCCAATCCGTGGCCTGTGGGATTTTGCGCCTGACAGCACCACGGCCTTTGTTGTATCGGGCAACCAGTTCTTCAAGATCGACACAAACTACGTTCCCACCTTGCTGGGCACCGTGGCAGGCACTGGCCCCGTGAGCATCGCTGACAATGGAAACCAAGTGTTCATTGCAGCCAACGGGCCAAGCTACATCTACAACAACACGACCAACGTGTTCCAGCAGATCACCGACCCGGACTTTCCCGGCGCAGTGAGCGTGGGCTATCTGGACGGCTACTTTGTGTTCAACGAGCCAAACAGCCAGCGCCTTTGGATCACCAGCCTGCTGGACGGCCTGTCCGTGGACCCGCTGGACTTTGTGAGCGCCGAAGGTGCGCCTGACGACATAACCGCCTTGATCGTTGACCACCGTGAGGTGTGGGTGCTGGGCACCAACTCGGTTGAGGTTTGGTACAACGCCGGTACGGCAGACTTCCCGTTGCAGCGCATCCAAGGCGCTTTCAACGAGATTGGCTGCATCTCCCCCTACTCGCTTGCCAAACTCGACAATGGCGTGTTCTGGCTGGGTTCTGACGCCCGTGGCAAGGGCATCGTCTACCGGGCCAACGGCTACACGGGCACCCGCATCTCAACACACGCTGTCGAGTGGCAAATCCAGCAGTACAACGACATCACTGACGCCTTTGGGTACACGTACCAGCAAGACGGTCACGCTTTCTATGTGCTGATCTTCCCATCGGCCAACACCACATGGGTGTATGACGTGGCAACGCAGGCATGGCACGAGAGGGCTGGGTTTGAGAACGGGCAGTTTACCCGTCACCGCAGCAACTGCCAGATGGCGTTTAACAACGAGATCGTGGTGGGCGACTTCCAGACTGGCAACATCTACGCTTTTGATCTTGAGGATTACTCAGACAACGGCCAGATTCAAAAGTGGTATCGCACATGGCGGGCACTGCCTACGGGTCAGAACAACTTTAAGCGCACTGCGCAGCACAGCCTTCAGCTTAACTGTGAAGCAGGTGTTGGTTTAACAGGCAGCATGATTGCTGAAACAATTTACCTGCAAACTCAAGAAGGTGATTATTTAGTCACCGAAGCTGGTGACAAACTTATTGCGGAACAGCAAACAGCCATCACGCAGGGCAGCGACCCCCAGGTCATGCTGCGCTGGAGCGATGACGGTGGGCACACATGGTCTAACGAGCACTGGACATCTTTGGGTCCGATCGGTGCCTACGGACGCCGTACATTCTGGAGGCGCTTGGGCATGACGCTTAAGCTGCGTGACCGGGTGTACGAGTTGTCAGGCACCGACCCCGTGAAGATCGCCATCATGGGCGCTGAACTTATTCTCAGTCCGACTGCATCGTAATGGCAACCGCGCAACTTACCAACATCACGCCTCCTCGGGTTCCTCTGCTGGACCCGAAGACCGGCCTTGTCTCGCGTGAGTGGTATCGCTTTTTCCTAAGTCTGTTCGTGTTGACCGGCAGCGGCCAGAACACGGCATCGCTGACCGACTTGCAAGTGGGGCCACCGATGCCCACCCAAGAAGACTTTGGCGAGATCGTCATCAGCATTAATTCGCTCAAGACACAGCCAAGTCAGGAAAGCGCACTTGACCAAATCGCCGAATTGCAAAAACAGATCGACGGGTTGAAAAAGCAAATTGAGTGCCCTTGCACCGAACTGACAGCCGAGTTGCAAAAGCAGATTGAGGGTCTTCAAGTGACCCCGCCTCCGCGCCAGTTTGAGCGTTCACGGTACGGATCGTTCTACGACACCACGACCCAGACTGCGACAACGATCAACACGGCCAAGGCGATCACGTTCAACACCACTGACTTGAGCAATGGCGTGTATCTTGGCACCCCGACATCAAGGGTGTACGTGGACACACCGGGCATCTACAACTTTGACACCTCGTTTCAGTTGGACAAGACTACAGGCGGCACAGCCGAGTTCTACTTCTGGTTTCGACTCAACGGCACAGACGTGCCAGACAGCGCCAGCCAGATCAGGATTCAGGGCAATGACGCTGAGATATTTTCGTCACTGAACTACTTTTTCGACCTCAACGCTGGCGACTACGTTGAGATGATGTTTTCAACGACCAGCCTAAGTGTTGAACTTCTTTCCGTGCCTGCGGCTGCACCTGTCCCCGGCATCCCGTCTATCATTCTCACAGTCTCAAACAATATCGGGGGTATCCAATGACAGTCACCGTCAAAAACCTTGTGCCATCAAAAGATGTTGCAAACAGTCAGACAACCCAGTACACCGCAACCGGCGTGACCACGATCATCGACAAGTTCACTGCGACCAATTACAGCGCCAGTGCTGCCACGATCTCGGTCAACTTGGTCACTGTGTCTGGTTCTGCTGGCAACAGCAACCTGATCACCAAGACCAAAACGCTTCAGCCGTCCGAGGTCTACACGTTCCCCGAGTTGGTCGGGCAGGTTTTGAACCCTGGCGACTTCATCAGTACAATCGCTGGAACCGCCACCGCCATCAACATGCGGGTTTCTGGCCGCGAGGTGACCTGATGCAAATGACAGTCACTTACGGTGAGGGGTTCGCTGTTGCAAAACCGCAAACGCTTGCGGAGCGTGTTGCAGCGTTGCAAGACGAGATCTCTAAGCACCCTCAATACGAGCCGCCAACGGAACATGTGTTTCATGGCGGCATGTACTGCCGTCAAGTGTGGCGTCCTGCTGGATGCCTAATTGTGGGCAAAGTCCACAAAAAAGAGCATTTCTACATGATCGTTTCGGGCACTGTCAAAGTGACCACGGACGATGGGGTTCAGACCATTACTGGGCCAATGCTGCTGTGCAGCAGCCCCGGAACCAAACGCGCCGTGTATGCAGAAACAGACGCGCTGTGCATGACTTTTCACAGAGTTGAGTCAAACACGGTTGAAGAAGTAGAATCAGAGTTAGTGGAAGACGATCCAAATTCGATGTTTACCATTGGCAATAAAGTCAAAAACCAGCAGATTGAGGTGAAACCATGAGTTTTGTAACAGCAGCCCTTATTGGCGGCGGTGCCGCAATCCTTGGTGGCGCTATTGCTGGGCAGGGTGCCAAAAAAGCAGCGTCCACGCAAGCAGCAGCAGCAGACCGCGCTGCTGAAATCCAAAAAGAAATGTTTGAGCGCAACATTGAGTTGCAAGCACCATTTCGTGAGGCGGGTGTCAACGCACTGAGCAAACTGGTTCCGTTGACCGAGTACCAAAACTTTGGCATGGCCCAGTTTCAACAAGACCCCGGCTATGCTTTCCGCATGTCTGAAGGTATGAAAGGACTAGAACGGTCCGCTGCTGCCCGTGGCGGCTTGTTGTCAGGCGCTGCCATGAAGGGTATCCAGCGATTTGGTCAAGACTTGGCGTCACAGGAATACCAGAACGCATTTAACCGTTACGGAATTGAACGCGACCGTAGGTTAAACCCGTTGCAATCGTTGGCTGGTGTTGGGCAAACGTCAACTAACCAGTTGGCCTCTGCGGGGCAAAACTATGCGACAGGTGCAGGACAAGCAATCGGTGCTGCTGGTCAAGCTCGCGCATCAGGTTACGTAGGGCAATCCAATGCATTGACTGGCGCTCTTGGCGGTGCAAGCAACATGTACATGCAAGGCCAAATGCTTAACCGAATGTTTCCATCGTCTAGCGGCGGCGGTAGTAGTACCAATTTTATGCCCACAATGGCTCCTTCTTGGGGCGGCGGAGGCGGCGGCGATTGGTCACAAGGCGGAACTTGGGCACCCTAAGGATTAAATATGTCACTCGTGAACCCTAACATTGCACTATCGACGCGAGGTGTTGAACTGCAAGACCCGCTGGCTCAGTACGGTCGTGTCATGGCGATCCAACAAGCGGGGAACCAAAACGCCCTTGCTCAGTACCAACTTGGTGCAGCACAGCGTGGAGAGGCTCGTGACATTGCCCGAACAAACGCGCTTGCTGGAGCCGGGTCTGATGAAACAGCCATTGCAAATGCACTGTTGAAATCGGGCGACATTCCTGCGTACTCTGCTTTTGTCAAAGCAATAGAAGATCGCAAAACTCAAAGACTCACGCAGCAAAAAACTCAAGGTGAGATTTCTGCGCAGCCGCTGGCGATGCAAAAAGCAGAAAACGAGTTGTTTGACACGTCGATGAAACAGATTCGCAATTTTTGGGGAAGTGTTCGCACACCCGAAGATGCTATGGCAATTCACGATGCCACGCACAGAGACCCAGTGATCAAAAAGCGGCTGCAAGCATTTGGAATTACTGAGCAGATGGGTCGTCAGCAGATCATAGACGCTGCCCAAGACCCCGCCCGTTTTGCCGCGTTTGTGCAAAAAGCACAACTGGGTGCTGAAAAGTTCATGGAGTTGAACAAGCCAACCACTTTTGCTCAAGACACAGGCACTGGTGGCCGTGTCATGTCAAGACCAGGACTTGGTGGCGAGGCTACCGTTGTGCCAGGCAGTGAGTTCATCAAACAGATGGCTCCCGGTGAAGCCGAGCGCCTTGACATCAGTCGCAGTCAGCTTCGTACATCACAAGGTCAGTTGAGTTTGGCGCAGCAGAAGTTTGCGTTTGAAAAGGCCAATCCCGGTTTTGAATTGCAACAAACTGAAGATGGTTCATTTGTCGGCATCAACAAACGCACATTGCAGGCAATTCCTGTCACGATGGGTGGTGCTACTCCAACAGCACCTGCGGCTGCTCCAACAGCACCGGGTGCCGGTATGCCCGGTCCACGGATGCCAGCACCAGCAACGCAAGTTATTCCCGGTATGACCAGTGTGCTGGATCAACCAGCACCTGTTGCCCCTGTTGCTCCCGGTTCTCCTGTAAAGGGTGCACCCAAGAACAAAGACATTTCCGTGTCTGAACAACAAGCCTCGTACAACATTGCGCGTGTGCTCAATGCTGCCGACGAAATCGGTAAGATTACAAAGAAAGACCCGAAGGCATTGGCTCCCGGTGCCATTGAAGCGGCGTTCAAATCAAGTGGACTTGAGGGTGCGGCCAACGTGGCTCGAAGCACAAATCGTCAAATCGTTAACGGCGCTCAACGTGATGCTTTGGATGCGCTGTTGTACTTAGCAACCGGTGCTGCGTACAACAAGGAGCAGTTGCAGGGCGCATTTGAAGCGTACATTCCATCGTACACTGACGACACGGGCAACCGTGAAGCCAAGCAAGCCCGCATGACCAGTTTGATTCAAGACGCAAAAATTCGCGCAGGTAAGGCGTGGACGCCTAAAATGGATGCGGCGATGACTTCTCTTACTGGCTCAACTGGGCCTGCTGCTGCGGCTAACATTCCGGCACCTAAGGGTGTTGATTCTTCGCTTTGGAACGTGATGACACCCGAGGAGCGGAAACTATGGCAGCCGAAATGACCCTTGAGCAACAGCGAGCATTGGCGATGGCAAGCGCACGATTGCGCTTGCAGCAATCGAGTGGTGGTGGACTTGCTAGTCAAATCCCCGGCTCTGATGTTCAAGCACCTGCGTCCACCGCTGCACCGGAACGCCCCGAGTCGGGTTTCTTTGGTAAATTGATGGCTCCGCTGGAAACGGCTGTCACACTGGGAACCAGCGCAATCACAGCCCCTATCGTAGAGGGTGCAAAGATATACGGGGCGTTGACCAGCGGCCAATTTGGTACACAGCAGGGCATTAAAGCTGGTGAGCAAACTGGCCGCAAAGTGCAGCAGTTCTTTCAGCCGCAGGTTAGTCCTGAGTCTGAGCGACAGACTGCCGCTATTTCAAACGCGCTTGCTCAAACCGGTCTGCAAGGTGTGCCGCTGAACATGATGGGCAACATGGCAACGCTTGCCAAACCTGCGGTGCAGCAAGTGGCACCCGTTATCAAAGCGCCACTTGATGCTCGTAGACAACGTGTCCAAGAAGCGCGTGTTGCTGAAAGCTACAAGGCTGCACCTCAAATTGAAGCTGCGCAAGCTGGGCAGCGACTTGGTGTCGCTCTAAACCCTGCTGAATCCAACCCGACTGTTGCCAATAAGCTGAAATCTGTAATAGGTGGAACAGCCGACATCGACACTCGATTGTCTAAGTTCAACTTGGAAAAAATTACAGAACAAGTGCGAAATGACTTGGGTGTTGCAGTCACTGACAGATTGGATGACGCCGCAATCAATCGCGCTCTTGACCAAGCTAGTGCGCCATACGATCCAATCCGTGCAATGCCTGTACTGCAAGCCAGTGATGATGTTGTATCGTCAATTTTGGCACTTGATAAGCCTGCGACATTGGGTGGAAAAGCACAAGCCTCTGCTGCTCGTGCGTTGATTGACGATGTTGTAACAGAACTTCAAACGGGTCGCAGTGGTGCTCAAGTTCTTGACGACATTCGTCAATTGCGCCGAACTGCTCAAAGTGTGTACAAGGCCCGCGACAAGGGTAACAACCCGCCGCCAGCGGAAGTGGCGCGGGCAGATGCACAAATGGGTATTGCAAGTGCGCTTGAAAAAATGATTGACGAAAATGCGCCTGACCCGCAAACATTGGCAAATTTTCGCCAAGCGCGTCAACGCATGGCTCAAATCTACGATCACGAGCGGGCAATTAACTACGCAACCGAAACCATAGACCCTGCCGTGTATGCCAAACTACTAAATGAACGCAAAGGTAACATGACTGGGGTTGGCGCTGACATTGGCAAAGTAGCTGCAAACTTCCCCAAAGTCGTAAGCACCAGCGCGATTACCGATCTCAACCCTCGACTGACGCGATCCGGTGTTGGCGGTACTCTGGGTTTTATTGTAGGTGGTGTTCCCGGTGCAGCATTGGGTACGGTAGCTGGTTACACGGCCAGTGCAGCGCAGACCAAGCGAATGATGTCGCCAGCGTATCAGCGTCGAAATGCAATGCCTGCTGACTATCGACCAACTCCTAATACATTGGCTAATGAACCAGTCAACCAAAACGCCCTTGCACGTTAATACAAATTAGTTAAAATACGGGAACTTTCATGATGGAATCAGCAGAAATGGCCGAGATCGACCCAGTGAAGTACGGAGTCTTGTGGGAGCGCGTCAAGGGTTACGAACGCCGCTTCGATGAGATGAGCACCAAGATCGACAAGATGGAAGGTCATGTCGAGAAGCTGGTGGCCCTTGCGAACCAAGGCCGTGGCGGGTTTTGGGCTGGAATGGCTTTTGTTTCGATCATTTCCAGCGGAATAGGGTTTACCCTAAGTTGGATCAAGGGGCACTAAGTTATGGTTGACCTTACCAAAGCCATCGGAGCAGTTGCCGCAAGCGTTGCCGCGCTAGGCGGCAGCTACACGCTTGCCGACAAGTTCGGTTGGCTTGACAGGGCCATCATTGAATGGACTCCAGAGCATTTTAAAATTGTGGCCGAGGCTGGCAAACCGATCAACGTCACTGTTGCGCGGATCAAAAAGCGTGACGACTGCTCTGTCGAGAGTTTTACACCAAGCATTCGTGATGCGGCAGGCATGGTGCATGAAGCAACCACCACCGCAAGCAAGTTTAGTGGTCCAGCAGGGCCAGAGATTGACACCTTTACGTACCAGCTCACGATGGTGCAAAAAGAGAAGATTGCTGATGGCAAGGCAACCCTGCTGGCAACGATCAAGTACAAGTGCCCCGAGGGTGAGCGAGTGGTTCAGTATCCCCGCCATCCAAACCTAAGTTTTGACCTGAAAGGGTAATCATGGATTGGCTCAAACAGATCGCTCCTACCATCGCCACTGCGATGGGTGGCCCACTGGCAGGCATGGCTGTGTCGGCCATCTCCAAGGCCATTGGGGTTGACCCTGATAAGGTGGAAGACATGATTTCCAACAACAAGTTGTCAGCCGAGCAGATCGCACAGGTCAAGATTGCAGAGATTGAGTTGCAAAAGCAGGCGCAGGAACTGGGCCTGAACTTTGAGAAGCTGGAAGTGGAAGACCGCAAGTCAGCACGGGACATGCAGGCCACCACTCGCAGCTTGATGCCACCCATCTTGGCTGGCGCTGTGACCATTGGCTTTTTTGGCATCATGGTCATGATGTTCTTTAACCAGATTGACAGCAGCAACCCGGCCATCTTGATGATGCTGGGCAGCTTAGGTACTGCGTGGACTGGCATCATTGCCTACTACTTTGGCTCGTCTGCTGGCTCCCAAGCCAAGACTGACATTCTCTCAAGAACAGCAAAATGAATTTAACACCCAACTTCACCCTTGACGAGTTGACGGCTTCCGAGTCAGCCGAGCGCAACGGCTGGGACAACAGCCCCAACGATGCAGAACTTGAGAACCTCAAGCGACTGGCTGACTTTCTGGAACAGGTCAAAGTGGTGTTGGGCGGCAAGCCCATCATGATCAATTCGGCCTTTCGGTCCAAAAAGGTCAACGACTCGGTGGGCAGCAAGGACACCAGCCAGCACCGCATTGGGTGCGCTGCTGACATCCGTGTGCCCGGTATGACACCCGACGAGGTGGTGCGCAAAGTCATCGCCAGTGGGATTGGCTACGACCAAGTGATCCGCGAGTTCGACCGCTGGACACACATCAGTGTGCCCAACAGCGTGGACACCAGCCCCCGCAAGCAGGCGCTGATCATCGACAAGGCTGGCACCCGTCAGTTTGCGTAAACGTAGGTGCAGGCCATCAAGAAGGATAGCCACAGCATCCCCAAGACAGCCATCAGCACCCAGTACCCTAGTCGCTTGAGTTGATCGCGCCAGATGCTTGGCGGCAGGGGGTCAGCGGATTTCATCTTCTGCCCAATTCTTGCTACCCGAACCGGGCAATCCCGGCCTTGGTTGCAGTTCCCGTATTCATCACAGCAGTTCATCGGTATTCCCTCAATGTGTGTTTCAGGTCTCTGATCTCGCCTTGGGCCTTGAGTGCCAAGGCGCGGGTGCGCTGGTAATCGGTGGTGGCCTCTTTGGCCGCTGCAAGTGCCTTGACCAACTTCTTGGCCTCCCGCTTCATGATGCGATCGTGCTCTTTGCGAAGGGCCGCAAGCGCAGGCTCGGTGATCGCTGCAACTTGGGCCTCGGTCAGCGTTAGTGTGGTGATCGGGGCACGGTAGAGTTTGGCTGTCATGTGTTGCCCCTTGCTCGGATTGCTCTGGCAAACGCTTCGCCAGCTTCCATTTGCCCAAGCGTTGACCACTCAGTCAAGCACACCCTTGCACATGCCTCACGCTCGTGAGCAATAGCGTCAGCACGGACAAGCTCGGCAAAGCGTTCAAGAAATGTAAAGTATTCACCATGAGGGGTAAGAAGAACCGGAACAACCTTGGACTCAAGGGCCATGTCTATCGTGGTTTTCATTTCATTCCTCTCAGCATCTCTGCACGACAGTCGTTCCAGCCTTGGATGTATTGGGGATGCTCACCCTCTCGCGTTCCAAACGCATCGGGCACGGCTGGCTGTGCTGCGGGTGGGGGCGCAACTTTCTTAATGCACTGGTGTATGACATGAAACATTGACTCGTAGTGCCCACGCTTTCCTTCGCGCATCTTTTGGTCGTACAAGTTTTGTGCAAAACAGTTCAGCTCTGTTTTGTCATACGCCACAGGCTCCTGCACAGGTGCTGGCTCAATCCAAAACAACTCTCCAATCTGCTCTGCCGTGTAGTCACCAAAGTTGTTGGCGCTCCACTTGACCAGCGTCTTGCCAGTTGTGGAAGTGGCCCACACGGTGCAAAGCTCGTCAGTTTCAATGCAGCGCAAGATGTCACCTCGGCGCAGTTTTACAGGCTCCTGCACAGGTGCTGCAAGGGCTTGCTCAATCGCTTTGTACACTTCATCAGCTTCGTCGCCGTAAGTGTTGTGCTCAAACCAAGTCTTAGCCAGCTTCAATGCTTCGTCTTTCATGATGCGTCCTCAGTGGCCTTGTGCAAATAGGCCGTCAGGCGCTTGATCTGCGCCTCACGGTACTTGCACATGCTGTCGGCGTATTCACGCGCTGTCTGGGCCTCCAGCAGCCTGCGCTTGCTGTCCTCAAGTTCACGCAGCGCCAGCGATTCAGCGGTCGGGGTGGTGTAGGCGTTCTTCGCCCACTCAATGGTTTGACGGATCATTACAGTTACTCCAGTGGTTAATGTGACACAAGTGTATCACACATTTTTAGATATGCGGTATTGTTTGACGGCGTTGCGCAATCCGGCCTGAGTTGTTGCTTTTTGGTCAAGCGCCATTGCTTGTGCTTGGTCCAATGTGTCTTGCATCAGGATGCGGTGGCACATGACGGGTGCCCCTTGGCCCTGACGGCGCACACGGGCGTTGAACTGCTCGTACAGGTCCAGCGACCAGTTGAGGCCATACCACACGAGGATGTGTCCGTTGTTCTGCAAGCCGTCAATGCCGTGACCCATGCTGGCCGGGTGACCAATCATCAGGGCGCAGTCGCCCGTCTTCCAGCGGTGCATGGCGTTGGTCAGCGATGCCTCGGTCTTGCACTCGGTCAAGTTGATGGGCCGCAGCGCCTTGAACTTCTCCATGATCCTGGCAGCGTCTGACCGGTACGCATAGGCGCACAGGATGGGTGACCCCTGGGCCTCGTCGATGATGTCCTCCAGCGCGTCCAGCTTCATGTCGTGCACCGGCTCCCACAGCGGCATCCCGGCAATGGGGTACATGGCCCCGTTAGAGAACTGCAAGCACTTGTTGGTCAAGGCAGCTTGGTTAAACGCCTCAATCTCTTTGCCGCTGTCGAGCACCATGAAAAACTCTTTTTCCAGCCTGTCGTACTTGGCCCGCAACTCGTCAGGCATCTCAATCTCGATGTTGTTGACGATCAGGTCAGGCAGCGGGTTGTAGTCCTCGGCTGACATCTCAAGCGTAATGTCCCCGATCAGCTTCTTGATCGTGTCCTCGGTGTCCTCATAGGCCACCTCTTTGTAGGGTCCGACCTTCTTATAGAACCGGGTGCGGAACGCTGTTTTGCTGGTGCCCAAACGCTCACCCTTGTCCACCACGAGGAACTGACCGTGCAGGTCTTTGTACCCATTGCTGGCCGGGGTGCCGGTCAGGCCCGTGGTCCAGTCGAACTGGTTTGCGATCTTGCGAAACGCCTTGACCCGGTTCG